AGCACGTCGTTAATCGCCTTGCGGTTGCGGTTCCATTGCTGGCGGCTAATTTCCTTGTACTCGCCGCTTACTTGTGGTGTATCGCTCTCGGCGGCGGTGGCTTCTGTCTGCTGCTGTAATAGCTGCGGGTCTTGCATCGACATCTGGATGCCCGTTGGCATTGGCAGGCTAATCAATTCTCGCCAATGAATCGGGGCGTCTACGAACTTGGCGTTGATGCGTTGTGCGGCTTCCTTCGCCTTGGTGATGGCGTATTCCATATCTGCGATGGTTTCATCGGCGATAATCTCCCAATCTCGCCCACGCTCTTGATGTAGGCGTCGCGGCGAAATCAATCCGTTCTGTAAACGAATCTGGTCACCTTTGGCATCAGCCACCGGGTCGATGTAATCCCACACCGGGGCGGAAAACTTGTGTCCGAACGGGTTAATGTTGCTGGGCAGGTTTCGCATCGCAGGGTCTTCGGCGATGAACTGCCGCACCTTCCAGCGATACACCGGTTCGTGGAATCGCTTGATGAGGTTACGCTGATTTGCCTTGAAACCCTTGCGGGCCTCATCGACTGCACCACGCCACCCGCTAAAATTCGTTTCACTGCCATCCATCAGCACGAGGCACAAAGGCAGCCCGAGGTTTACCCCGATGGTTTGCAAAATGGTTTTTAATTGAAACTCATAACCTGCACCTGGGATGTCTGGGCTGAAACCTTGCAACTCCTCACCGGGTTGCCCGATGACTTCCATCCCTGGGGCGATGTTTTCGATGTACCGCGTTTCGCCCGTCCCACTTATTTCTGTGGTTCCCTCGCCATAGCCTGGGGTTAGGTGTGGGGCTTCGGGAATAAACTGTCGCTTACGGAATATCGCAAAGCAGCTCGCTACCTGACGCTGCACGAGCATTGCGAAATCAATGTCTTCACGCATACCCGCCACCGCGAATATCGGGGCAAATGCGGTGACTCCTCGCGTCTGCGTCATGCGTCGCGGGTTGTAGGTGTGGAAGATTTGCCTATACCCGTCCTCGCTCCATACAGGCAGTTCGATTTCGGGTGATTTGCTGCGGTTGGGGTTGATAGGGTCCGCCACCAACCAATAGCTAACACGCTTGCGAAACGCATCCATCGTAACACCGAAAATGGTGTTATCTCGCTGCGTGAATGAGCGTATCTGATGGGCTTCCCATGCCTGTAGCGTTCCCTCGTTCGTCCCTACTTCGATAATATCCCCATCCACCAACATCGCCCGGCAGTTGAACCGTTCGAAATCGTGAAACGTAAACTCTGCCTGTGCATCGCACAATTCCGGGCTGCTTGTCCATTCTTGCCAGCGATAAAACAATTCATTGTCTAGCACCGCATCCCCGGTTTGCGGTTCCAGTGTAAACCCATCCTGAACGATGTTATCCACCGCGCGGGTAACGGTTTGCCCAACCAATGAATCGTTGCGGTCCATGTCGCGGGCTTTTTCGATATCGTCGTAGTAGTGTTGCTCTACGCGATAGTGATAGTCGGCGGTGCTTCCTTGCGAAGCTAATCCTGTTCTCCGCCGCACGAATCGGGATTCGCGGGACATATCGTAATCACTACGAAAATCCCCGAATGTCTCCACCACGCTACGCCTTTTCTTGCGGCTCATCGGCGAAACCCTTGGGCTATGGATAGGAATCGCACCGATGCGTTATTTGCATTCGTGACAGCCCCGGCAGCATCGACTAACTGTTGTGCCTTTGTCATTAGGCTTTTCACCATCTCGGGGGCAATCGACATGCTGGTACCCTGGTCGCTTTGCGACGCAGGGGATAGCACGAGGTACTGAATCGCCGCAGTTAAGAACGCCTTTGCTTTCGTTACGTCCCCGGTTGCCGCAAAATCTGCGTTATCCGTTAGCGTATCGATGACGGTATCAATGGTTGTCGGCATAGTTTTTCGCTATCTGCTCCGCCAAATACCGATAGACATCGGCAGGACGTTTTACTAGGCGGCCACTTTTTAGTTTTGTACCCTGAGCAACTAACGCCAATAGAACGGCCTTGAACGCGATAGATTCGGGATAGGTTAATTTTGTTTCGACATGTCGCGTCGCGAACCCTTCTACGTGGGATAGCATTGGAATGCTAAGCGTTGCCGAAATCGTGCGAATCGGGGATTCTGGTAAATTTACCCGTTCTTCGGAAATTACCTGCTGCTGTCCTAAAGTTGGTAACACGTCATCCATTCTTCGTTTCCCCATGCTTAATTCCTCCGACTAGCCACAAAACTGCGCCCCCACGGGTCGCGAAACTGTTGAACTGTTTTGCGTGGTTCTTGCTTTGCCTGCGGAAGGATGGTCTCCCGCCCATCTAGCACCTTAATCCCCACACACGCCGCTGCTGCCGCTGCCATCGCCATCGCGTCTAACCAGTGGTTGTTCCTGCTTTTCAGAACTAGCTTCGGCTTGACTGCCCCGCCTTGAATCGGGATGAGCTGTAGTTCTTCGGCCACGATGTGGTGGGCGAACGATAGATGCCGCTTTTTGTCGCCGGCATGATTGTAGATTGCAATGCTGCCCGCATTCCTTCCGCCGCTGGCATCGTAGCTTTCGATTAGAAATCTCTGGTGCACCCATGTCTTCCAGTGCTCCGTGTTAAGGTTGTAGAGCCATAGCGATTCGTTGGATTGCTTCGCTGCGTATGCCTGCGTAAACGGGATTTTATCGCCAGTGCGGGCCTGGGGCATTCGAAAACGCCCTGCATCCCAACCCTTCGATGGGAAAAACGGGCGGCCTAGCTTACGGCACGCCGTGTAAATCGCATCGCTATATGCCCCGGAATCGATGAAGACTAATAGCGGATTGATTGCCCGCATATCCTCCGCCCACGACTCTAGCGACGCCAGCAACGCCGCTTCAATGGCGTGCTGCTCGCTCTGAAACGTCAGCCCGTACGTCTCCATCACCCCGTAATCTATCACCGTCCCTATCGCGGGATTCTGCCACGATACTTTCACCCAGTGCGAACTATGCTTGCCGATGTCCAGCCCGATGGTGATGCACTCGGATTCGCGCGGGATTTCGTTTTGCAATTCCAACGCTAACCGCATCTGTACCTTCGCCGCTGTCAATCCGTTACCTTCTATCGCTTCTTCTTCTTCCGGGTCGTTTTGATATTCGGTGCGAAACGCTGCCATCGATGTTTCGGCGATTTTGTTCCATGCCGCCTGTAACGCCGAATACACGAGCTGCTTCCCGTCCTTCACCACCTCTTGATAGTCTTCGACTAGCATCACGTGCCCGCGGTCCATGTCTTCGCGATTCGCTAGGTAATACTCCGCCGCTGCAACCTCGCCCTCGGTGTTTCGCTTCGCAACATACGTGTACCACGCATCCATGTTATCGGGCCACTGCTCAATCAGTGCAAACCGCTGCCCGTTAAACGCAGGTTTGATTTTAGGGTCTGTCACCCGCCACGAATAGCAATAGCGGTTCTGCACCGTCGTCAGTAGTGCGATGGCGATGTTGTCCCCTAACTCTCCCAGGCCCGCCACATCCTGGTCTACCATCGTTTCGCGGGAATTGATTTGGTCCAGTGATGCCGCGCTTTCACGGGTTTCGGGGTCATCGATTAGCACAAAGTTTGGGCGGTCACCATCGATGTTCACACCACGAAACGCACTATCCAAACCATAGTAGGACATCTTCACGCCGCCATACGGGGAACCAGGGACATAGGGCAGCGATAGATAATCGTTTGCTGTCCATACAATCCTTGTTAGCTCCCCATCCACATGCTGCTTGCCTGCCCGCTGTGGGGCACCTTCTAACGCACGAACGGGGTGGCATATCTCGGGGAAATCTTCGTATAGCAGTTCGTTGTTTGTAATCTTGCTGCGGAAGTCCTTATAGATTCGCCCCGCTAAATCACTCGTGGCGGCGATGATTAACGGGAATCGCACCATCTCCGCGAATATCAAATAGACTAACATCCCTTTGGCTAGTTCTGTCTTCCCAACCCCACGCGGGGCCGCCACCGCTTGCCGCCCGCCATACTTCGCCCTGTCGTAAATCGTCTCAATCATCACGCGATGCAACCGCGAAAACGAACGCTGATAACGTGACGCAAAATAGGTGCGTAGGAATAGCTCGGGGTCGCGTAGGCACGCCTCGCGTCGCTGCGGGTTGCGTACCTCGGGGATAACAATGCGTGCTGCCTCGCTGCGAACTAATCGCTTCCGCGTGACATCGGTGCTACGTTCATCGTGCACCGTGTTACTCGGGATTAGCGTCGATAGCACCGCCGCCTGATCCTGCTTCGATAGCCCGCTGAGCAATCGCGTCAAACCCGAGCTGCTTAGCGACGCCAGCGATGCGATGAAGTCGTTCCATGTCGAGCCTGTCCCCGTGATGCTCGTCATTCTGCTGAATCTTTTCCTGTTCGATGTTATTGCGGTCTGCGGAAATTAAGGCTTTCGCCGCACTAGTTCGTTCGCGCGGTGAGTTGCTTGAATCAAGAGCGATTTGCATTAGCACGCGTATCACGCTTTGGCGATACTCAGGCGACATCGGCCACCGCTGTTCTAGTGCACGGGCTAACATACGGGTGTCACGAATCCCCATTTTCTAGCACTGCCTTTTTACCTGTTAGCGTTTCCCACCGCTTTACGATTACATCGCAGTACGCGGGTGATATTTCCATGCCGTAGCATTTGCGGCCCAGTTGCTCGGCGGCGATAAGGGTTGTACCGGAACCAAGAAAGGAATCGTAAGCTAATGCGCCTATTGCACTGCTGTTTTTTAGTAATCTCGCGATTAGCTTAACCGGCTTCATTGTCGGATGCTCCTCACTTCGTGATGGCTTTGCCTCGCGGATTACAGTTGTAGGTGTCCTGTTGTAATGATTCCTTACGTCTGTCACGTACTGAATTAATTCGTCTTTTTTCATTTTTTTAACGTCTATAGGCTTCGCGTCATCAAACACCGTCGTTTCCTGCCGGCCATTAAACCATTTATGCGAAGCACCATCCTTCCATCCATAGAGGCATGGTTCATGTTGCCATTGATAATCCTGCCTCCCCATCACAAGACTGTCTTTCACCCACACCAAGCACTGCCTTACACGCTGCTTGCAATCATGTACAGCACCTCTAAAATTGAAGCCCTCCGAATCCGCGTGCCAAATATAAAATGACGATCCCGGCTTAATCGCATCAAACGCCTGCCCAAAACATTGCACCAAAAACCTTCTAAACTCCACATCTGTCATGGAATCATTCGAAACCACTTTGCCATCAGTTCGTCTGTTTCTTGCTTTCGCCTCCTCTGGTGTTTCATTCATTCCCAGTGCCACATTATAGGGCGGGTCTGTTAACCAAATATCTGCCTTAACCCCATCCATCAGCCGCTTCACATCCTCGGCCTTTGTGCTATCCCCACATAGTAACCTGTGCTCGCCAAGCAACCACAAATCGCCGGGTTTTGTGATGGGTTCGGCAGGTGGTTCAGGTACTTCGTCTTCAACGATTTCCGCATCGCCTAGCGAATCAAG